CCGGGGGGGGCAGCGATGCCGCTTGACCGGGAGAAGAGGGCCGCCGGCGGCCTAACGATACAGTCGGACTCGGGCCGCGATCCGGGATTCTATCGACAGAAGAGAGCGGTTGAGGCGCGCCTGGGTCATGAGATCAGCACCGCCGATTTCCTCGCAGACCACTACGTCAACGAGAACACAAGCGGGGGGTTGTCTGAATCCGGCACAAGTGTATTTGACCCCGTGCTGTGCGAGCTGGTGTACAGCTGGTTCTGCCCGCCCGGCGGCCTCGTGCTCGACCCCTTCGCGGGCGGCTCGGTGCGCGGCATCGTCGCCGCACAGCTCGGCCGGCGCTACATCGGCGTAGACCTGTCAGAGCGGCAGATAGCGGCCAACCGCGAGCAGGCGGCGGCGATATGCCCCGATGCGCAGCCTGCATGGTACGTCGGCGACTCGCGCGAGATCGTCTCCCTCGTCGGTTCTGACACCCAGGCCGACCTGCTGTTCTCCTGCCCGCCCTACGCCGACCTTGAGGTCTACTCGGACGACCCGCGCGATATCAGCGGCATGGAGTACCCCGACTTCCTCGCCGCCTACCGCGAGGTCATCGCCGAGTCGCTGGCGCTCCTGGCCCCCGACCGCTTCGCCTGCTTCGTCGTCGGGGAGGCGCGCGGCCGGGACGGCTTCTACTACGGATTCGTGCCCGACACCGTACGCGCCTTCGAGGACGCCGGCGCTCGCTACTACAACGAGGCGGTCTTGGTCACCGCCGTTGGCTCTCTGCCCATCCGCGTCGGGCGGCAGTTCGAGGCCGGCCGCAAGCTCGGCAAGACGCACCAGAACGTGCTGGTGTTCTGCAAGGGCGACCCGCGGCGAGCGACCGAGGCGTGCGGGCCGGTGGACGTGTGGGATCCGGAGGCTGACGGCTGATGGTCGACTACCACGCCCACCACAGCGAGACACCCCTGCGCCCCGGCCGCGTGCGCATCCGCGGTCACCCGCCGGCGGAGGACGGGCGCCGCCGCTGTGAGGTCTGCGGCTGCTACCTCGCCGCAGATCGGCCCGTCACGGTGACGCGCTGCAGCTGCCACGGCCCGAGCGGCGAGTACAACCCGCGCCACGACAAGGCGCTCGACGAGCGCGTGCTCGCCGTCCTGCGCTCCCACCAGGCGAGCGGCGTACCGGTCAACGTGTGGCGCGCGCTCGGGACCGAGAACTACGCCGCTATATGGGAGAGCGTCGCCCGCCTGCGCTCTGCCGGCCACGACATCCTCGGAATCCGCGGCTTCGGCTACATCCTGCGGTAGAATAGGCATATGCCCGAGACGCTCACCAGCACGACGTTCTCCACCCTGCTGGGTGAGGTCCTGCGCGGCGCCAGCCTACAGACCGCCTGCGAGTGCATGGCGCTCGATGTCGCCGACGTGATGGACTACGTGGCCGACGATGCCCGCATGCTCACCGATCTCTTCTCCGCGCTCATCATGCGCGCTCGCACCGCAGAGGCAGGCGGCTTCTCCGCAGACTAGCTAATAGCTACGGCGCTACGCTTGGCGCATGGCCGAATCGAAGTACGCCGACTGGATGCCCGACCACGTGCGCCGCATGGCGCGCGAGGGCCTTGACGCCGCGCAGATGGCACGCGTGCTCGGCGTTCACAAGGCGACACTCTACCGCTGGCGCGAGGCGCATCCAGAGCTTGCTGAGGCTATGGAAGAGGGCCGCGCCGTCGCCGACTCCCGCGTTATCAACACGCTCTATCGCCTCGCCATGGGGTTTACCTACACCGAGCAGCGCACCACGTCGGCGGGCAAGGTCGTGGACGTTCGCCTGCGGCACCTGCCCGAGCTGAAGGCCATCATGTTCTGGCTACAGAACCGTCTCGGCGACGGCAGCCGTGTGGAGGGCGTGGCGCTCGACTCATGGCGCAACGTCAGCCGCCACGAGGTCGGCGGCAAGGTCGACCTGGTGACGGTCGACCAGATCGACCGCACTATCGCCGCACTAGAGGAGGAGCTTGCCCGCGTTGCAGCAGAGGGCGATACAAGCGGAGATTGACGAGCTCTACGCGCGGCGTGCGCGCCTCGTCACACTGCAGGACCGATCGCCGAAGATACCCCCGCTCGACTTCCTCGCCGCCTGCCAGATCGAAGACAAGGAGACCGGCGCGCTGGTGCCGTTCAGGCTCTGGCCCTCGCAGGTCGAGCTGGTCGACGAGCTCGCCGCCCACGAGCGCGTCTTCGGCCTCAAGGCGCGCCAGCTCGGCTGGACGTGGACGGTGCTCGGCTACCTGCTCTACCTGGGCAGCTTCTGGGGCAACCGCCTCTTCCTCATCGCCAGCCAGTCCGGCGCCGACGCGCAGGCCGCGATCCACCGCCTGAAGATCATGCACAGCACGCTGCGCCACGACTGGCGCCAGCCCATCGTGAAGGACAACACCACCGAGTTGGTCTTCGCCAACGGCAGCCGCTACGAATCGCTCAAGGCGACCAAGCGCGCTGGCCGCAGCCGCGCCGCCTACGCCGCCCTGGCGGATGAGTTCGCCTTCTGGGACTGGCCAGACGAGCAGCTCGCCGCCCTCGACGCCGCCTGCAAGCACCTCTACGCCGTGACCACCGGCAACGGCGCCGGCGACTACGCGCACTCGCTGTGGAAGAACGCGCAGGCGGGCCGCGGCCTCTGGCATACCGTCTTCCACCCGTGGTCCGCGCACCCCGATCGTGACGCCGACTGGTATCGCCTGCACGTCACCGAGGCCAGCGAGCCGCGCCTGGCCCGCCGCGAGTACGCCGCCACGCCCGAGGATGCCTTCGCCGCGCCCGAGGGCGTCTTCTTCGAGCGGTTCGCGTCCGACCGCAACACCGCCGATGTGGCCGTGGTGCGCTCCTGGCCGACCGTGCGCGCCGTCGACTTCGGCTACCATCATCCGGCCTGCGCCTGGATACAGACCTCGCCCGCCGGCCAACCGTTCGTCGTCGCCGAGCTGGCGCCGAGCGACATGACGACCGACGAACTCGTGGCCGAGATACGGCGCGTGGACGCCTCGCTCGGCCTGCTCCATCCGCCCGCACGCACCTACTGCGACCCGGCGGGCAACGCCGCCAACGTGCAGACGGCGCAGAGCGAGGTGCAGATACTGCGCGCCGCCGGCCTGCAGCCGACGAGCAAGCCGTCCTCCATCCGCGACGGCTGCGTGCGCCTCATGGGCATGCTCGCCGACCCCGAGCTGCCGCTGGTGGTCAGCCGCGCCTGCCCGTGGACCATCGAGGCGCTCTCGTGCGTGACGCCAGACCGCCACCGCCCCGATCTCTACGACGAGACGAGCGACTACACGCACATCCTCGACGCCCTGCGCTACTGGGCGGTCAACCAGGCCGCCGCGGCGCCGACGCTCAAGGCGGTATCCGGCGGCAAGCCGATCACCGCCGGCGTGCGTAGCCGCTCCTTCTAGCCTCGCAAAGTTCCTAATAGCTACCCCCGCAGACTGATATGCGTGAGTCTGCGCAGCTCGCTAGCCGATGCCTTCCGCCGCCCGAGCGGTGGCATCGACGCATCCCTTGCCGAGCCCACCCCGCCGAGGGGTGAGGTCGGCGATACCGGCCACGCCTACGCCGCCAGCTACGGCAGCCGGGCGCTCGCCAGGCGGCTGCGAGTCCTTGAGTACAACTACGAGCTCTACGACTCGCTGGGCGTCACCGTCTACAACCGCATGCGCTACAGCGACCCCAAGGTGGCCGGCCTGCTGCGCGCGATCCGCCTGCCCATCCTCGGAGCCCAGGTGCGTATCGAGCCCGTCGACCCCGACGATGCGCACGCCGTAGAGGTCGCCGACTTCGTTTCGGACAACCTGCTGCACGGCCTCGCCGACGGCTGGCGCTCGACGCTCTATCAGTTCCTGCTCTACCTCTGCCACGGCTTCGCCTGCTTCGAGATGGTCTGGAAGCTGGCCGACGGCCACGCGCTCATCGACCGCTTCGGCTACCGCCCGCCGGAGACCATCGGCAGCGGCGACATCTACGTCATCGACGGCCGTATCGACCACGTGCACCAGAGCACGCAGACGGGCGTCAGCGTCGATATCCCCGGCGAGAAGCTCGTCTGGTTCGCCCACGAGCGCGAGGGCGACAACTGGCGCGGCACCAGCCTCCTGCGCCCGATGTTCAAGCCGTGGTGGTCCAAGGAGAAGCTAGAGATACTGCTCCTCATCGCGGCCGAGCGCATGAACGGCGTGCCGGTCGCTATCGCCCCACCCGGCGGCTGGGGCGTCGATGCCTCCGGCGATTCCCTCGCATCCACCGTCGACGCCGCCCTGGCCGCCTTCTGCCAGTCCGAGACGGGCTACTTCGACTTCCCCGACGGGACCACCTTCCAGCTCGTCACCGGCGGCGCCTCCCTCTCCGAGCTGCGCGAGCTGCGAAACGCCTTCGACCAGGACATGTCGAACGTGGCCATCGCGCAGGTGCTCGACCTGGGCAAGACGGAGACCGGCAGCCGCGCGCTCGGCCGCTCGCTGGGCGACATGTTCGCCGACTCACTCACGGCGGTGGCCACCGACATCGAGGACACCCTAAACGCGCCCGGCGGCCCGATCGAGCAGCTCGTCGCCTACAACTTCGCCGGCGCCGACGAGCTCACCCCGCGGCTGCGCTTCGGCTCCATCAGCAAGCTCGACCTGCGCACCTTCGCCGCCGGCCTCTACCAGTGCTCGCAGATGGGCATGCCGTTCGGCCCCGAGACGTGGGAGTGGATACGCGCCGAGCTCGACCTGCCGGCGCTCACAGAGGACGCGCCGTCCGCTACGGCGCCGCAAGAAGGCTCTGCCCCGGTCGCACCGGCTGCCACACCGGATGAGGCCTCGCCACCAGCGCAACCCCCTGAGCCCCCTGCCGACGGGGCAGAGCCCACTACCACCGACGAGCACGTACACCTCGCCGAGTCCGGCCGCTACTGGCGCGCGCTCACGCCTCTTGAGCACTACGTGGCGCTCGATGAGATAGCCGCCGTGATGGACGACGCCAAGGCCGCGGTGCGCGAGGGCACGCAGGCGGTGCGCGACAAGCTCTCGGCCGAGCTCGTCAAGCGCGCGCAGGTCGCCATGGCCACCGGCGACCCCGCCAAGGTATCCGCATTCGCCGCCGCCAAGCCGCCGATGGTCGACGCCCTGGCCGCCGATCTGCGCCGCATCTTCCGCGACGCCTTCGATGCCGGCCGCGCGCAGGTCGCCGATGAGATCGACCGCCAGCGCTCCGGTGAGCCGGTCATCGCCACCGAGCTCGCCAACCGCCGCCGCGGCAAGCCGACCGACAGCACGCCCGACGACCTGCTGGCCTGGATCGACGAGCAAGCGCAGGTATCGGCGCGCGAGATAGCGGCGACGACACAGGCGAGCGCCGCGCGTCAGGCCATGGCCGGCCTGCTCACCGGCATCGTCGCCGATCGCATGCTTGAGATGGTCACCCGCGACTCCGACGAGGCCGCGCTGCGCGGCGGTCTGACCGTCTCCAAGGTGATGGTGGCCGGCCGCTCGGCCGAGGCGCGGGCAGAGCGCGAGGCCATCAAGACGGCGGTCTACTCGGCCATCCTCGACGGCAACACCTGCGGCGCCTGCGAGGAGATGGACGGCCGCGAGACGGACGACATCGACGAGTCCCTCGCCTGGGCTCCAAACCCGGAATGCGACGGCGGCGACCGCTGCAGATGTCTGGTGATCTTCGAATTTCAGGAGGGCTGACGCATGAGCGTGCTTGACCTCTACGCACTCGCCGAGCAGGCCGTCGCCGGCCAACGCCTGCCCATGATGCTCTTCCCCATCGGCACCTGGAAGAGCGCCAAATACCCCAAGCTGCCGCTCACCCGCGAGCTCGCCGACGAGCTCATCGCCAACTTCGAGGCGGGCGTGCTCGGCACCGAGCCGGTGATCGACTCATCCGGCCGCCACGACACGAGCACCGAGGCCGCCGGCTGGGTCAAGCGCCTCTACGTGGCCCAGACCAAGGGCGGCGGCGAGGCCCTGTACGCCGACTGGGAGCCGACCGACCTGGGCGCGTCGCTGCTCAACGAACGCCGCTACCAGTACAACTCGGTCGAGATCGGCGACGCGATCGACAACGCGACCGGCAAGCGCACCGCCAACGTGCTGCGCTCGGCGACGCTCACCAACACGCCCGTCCTGCGCATGCTGCCGCCGGTGCTGGAGGCCGGCGAGTCCATCGCGCGCGAGGCCGTCGCGCTCTCGCTCTCCGAGCTTGAGCCGGTCGATCCCGTGGCCGAGCTGCTGGCCGACATCGAGGCCCTTGCCGCCAAGCTCGACGACGCGCTTCGCGGCAAGCGAGGCGTCCCCGTGGCGCGCACCTTCATGCGCGAGCTGCGGGCCAAGGTCGGCGCGCACAAGCTCGCCGACGACGACGACACCGAACCCACCCCCCTGTCCGAGGAGCCAACGGACGGCGCGACTGTCGAGACGGTCGACGACAGCGCCACCCACGAGGCGGTCGGGCGCGCAAGCGAACCAAAGGAGCACAAGCACATGTCAGAACTCACCGAGCTTCTGAAGCTCGCCGAGGACGCCGACGATGCGCTCGTTCTCGCCGAGGTCAAGAAGGTCTACGAGGAGCGCGACACACTCCTCGCCGAGAAGGCCACGGCCGCGCAGGCCGAGCGCGAGCGCAAGCTCGACGAGGCCATATCCAGCGGGCACATCGCCCCGGCCGAGAAGGACGTCCTCGCACGCCTGGCCGAGAGCGACCCCGAGACCTTCGCCACCATGCTTGAGGTCCGCAAGGGCCTGCCGCCGGTGGTCGACCTCACCGAGCACGGCAGCGGCGACACCGCGCCCGAGCCCAAGACCTACCCGAACGCCAGCGTCGAGCTGGCCGAGCGTGCCCGCGAGCGCGCAGCCAAGGACGGCAGCACCTACGCCGAGGCGGAGCTCAAGACGCTCGCCGAGGACGCCGCCCTGGCCGAGCGTTACCTCGCCTTCCGCGCCGGAAAGGAGGCCTGATCCATGGCCACCCGTCTCCCGGTCGGCCCCTTCCGTGACCAGACGTTCGTCGCCGCGGAGGACCTGTCCGACTGCCAGTACCACTTCATCCTCATCAACAGCTCCGGTCTGGCCGAGGTCGGCGCCGACGGCGAGAAGTGCGTCGGCATCCTCCAGAACGCTCCCGAGGCGGGCGAGCAGGCGTGCGTGCGCACAGCCGGTGAGTCCTACCTGATGACCGACGGCACGAGCGACATCGCCATCAACGACCACCTCGACAGCGACGCGTCGGGCCACGGCGTCGTGATGTCGTCCGATCAGGGCGTCTACTCGGCCATCGCCCGCGAGGCGTACACCTCCTCGACCCCTGGTCTCACCGTCGTCGACATCCAGTTCGGTTCGCTCTCCGTCGGCAGTTGAGCAGGAAAGGAGTGATTGACAGATGACCGCCATTTCTCCTGACCTGCACATCGACTCGGCTCTCACCACGTGGAGCCAGGAGTACGCCAGCCAGCGTCAGAACCTCATCGCCGCGCAGGTGGCCCCGCCCCTGTTCGTCAACAAGGAGACCGACTACTACTGGATTCACGGCGCCGAGCACTTCGAGCTCTCCGTCGTCGACCGCGCACCCGGCGCCAACTACGGCGTCATCGACTGGAGCAAGAGCAGCGACAGCTACAGCTGCTCCGGCTACGGCCTCTCCAGCGTGGTGCCGGTCGAGGTCATGAAGAACGCCGACCCGCAGGTCGACCCCGGCCGCGATGCCATCAGGATACTCGTCGACCAGCTGATGCTGGCCTACGAGAAGCGCGTCGCCGACCTGGCCTTCGCCACCGGCACCTTCACGCAGACCAGCGCCCTGAGCGGTACGGACTGCTGGGATACCGACACCTCCGACCCCGTCAACAAGGTCGCCTACGCCAAGGACTACGTCCGCGGCAAGATCGGCGTCGAGCCCAACACCGGCGTGTTCGGCTATGACGTGTTCCGCGCCCTGCAGGAGCACAGCGGCATCCGCAAGATCATCTTCGGTCTAAACGCTCCCGAGGCGATGCCGACCGAGGCACAGGTCGCACAGGCGCTCGGACTCGACCGCGTTCTGGTCGGCCGCGCCACCTACCTCTCCGCGGCCAACACCTTCACGGACATCTGGGGCAAGTACGCGCTCATCGCCTACATCGACCCCAGCCCCGCGGGCCGCTCCATCTGCCCGCTGCGGACCTTCGTCTGGAACGTCGACGGCGGTCGCTTCGTCTCCCGCGGCCCGATCTGGAACGACGACGTGAAGGCCTGGAAGTACTACTGCGACGACTACACCGACGAGAAGGTCATCAGCCTCTACTCGGCCTACCTCTACAGCACGGTGGTCAGCTAGTAGCGAAGCGGCGCGGGGGCGAGGCCTGCTCATGGCCTCGTCCCCGCAGCAGAAGGGAGTGAGATGAGCAAAGAGCTACAGTTCCCGCTGCCGCTTCGGGCACCCGGTATCTTCGTCCCCGACGACTCGGTCCAGTACTTCGGCACCGGGAACGACGTGGGTATCCAGTGGGACGGGACGAACCTCATCGTCTCGGCAGCCGCGGACGACTCCATCATCGAGATCGGCGACGCCGGCGCGACGCAGAAGTCCTTCGACGTAAAGCTCTACGGCGACACCGCCAACGGCGCCGACCGCCTGTTCTGGGACGCCTCGGACTCGCAGCTTGAGTTCGTCGGCAAGGCGCGGCTTAACTTCACGGGCCAGACTGGCGCGTCGGGCAACACCGACGGCCAGCTTATCGCCGGTGGTTCAAGCGCGGCCCCTGTCACCAACGACACCGCCAACTCGCGTTTCATCAGCCTCTACACCGACTGCGGCGCCACCAGCGGCAGCTCCTACGGCTACCGGCACAGCCACTACATCACCGGCGCGGCCGGTTCCGGCGCGGCGATGCGCGGCTACTGCAACGTCAAGGGCGTCACCGGCGCCAGTGCCTACGGCGGCGAGTTCACCGTCGAGATCGACGACACCGCGTCCTCGGCCATCTCCGGCGAGGCGTCGGGACTGAAGGCCATCTGCGCCGTACAGAACACGGCGAGCGGGACGCTCTCCGCGCTGCTGCTCGGCTTCGATGTGGCGAGCGGCAAGGACGCCAGCGCCGTCGCATCGGCATACATCCGCTGCGCTTCTACCGGCGACGGTACGGCGAGCAAGAACTTCCTGCACCTGCCGGTACCGGGCGCGAAGAACAGCGGCAACATGTTCCTCGCCCGGCACGCCGACGCGACGGCGACTCACAGCCTCCAGATCGTCGACGCAGCCGGAACCAACTACTGGTTCCTGCTCACCACAGACACGCCTGCTGACTAAGGGAGTACACACGTGGACCTGTCCGCCTCGGAACGCCTCATCCTCATCGGCCTACTGCCGAGCGAAGGCGACATCGACACCATCCGCATCGTCGCCGACCTGCGCAAGGCGCTCTCGTTCACAGAGGAGGAGCACGCCGAACTCGGCATGCGGCGCGACGGCGAGCGCATCGTCTGGGACGCCGAGGCGGACAGACCACGCCCTGTGACCATCGGCGGAAAGGCGTTCGCGCTTCTCGTCGAGGCCCTGCAGAACCTGAGCAAGACGAAGAAGCTCACCGAACAGCACCTGCCCGTCTACGAACGCTTCGTGGAGGCGGAGAACGTCGGTGGTGCAGAAGCAGACCAAACCGCAGAGAGGCGGTAAGCGATGACCCAACTCATGGACCAGGTGGTCCTCGCCGCCGCCACCGGCAGTACCGGCGGCCTGGGCAAGATCACCACAGAGCCCGCGGCCGGCGTCCTCTACGTGCGCTTCGACTGCGCGCCGAACACCTACGCGGTGGAGTGGTGCGTGCAGTGCAACAAGAAGCACCAGGTACAGGGCTACCGAGCCGCGAGCATCGTGCAGTCCTACACGCTCACCCTCAGTTCGCTGGCCGACGGCGAGACCATCGTTGTCGCAGGCCTGACGTTCACGGCTGAGGACACCGAGGCGCAGGCCCTCGCTGCCAGTCGCAAGTTCTACACCGGCGGCGCCGACGATACCGCCGATGCCACCGCGCTGGCAGCCCTGCTCAACAACGCGACCTACGGCGTGCCCGGCGTCACCGCGACCTCGGCACTCGGCGTGGTCACCCTCGTGCCCACCACGGCGCCCGTCATCCAGGCGGCGACCGGCACGGCTGCCGGCCACTGTGTCGTCGCCCACACCACGCTTGCCTCACTCATCGCCGAAGGCTCCAAGCTGGGCACGGACGTGGCCGACAACAGCACCACGGCCGGCACGTTCTATCGGCAGGTCACCTACGGCTGGCCCTACGCCTACCTCGCCGTGACCAACTCAGACGGCGCCGACCCGGCCACCATCGTCGTCAAGGCGACGGGATACGCCGAGTAAGCCATGGCCGCGTACTGCTCATCCGATGACCTCGCCGACCTGCTGCCGACGGTGACGTTCAGCACGACGACGACGCCGAGCTCGACACAGGTGACGACTTACTGCGACCTGATCAGCTACGAGATCGACGGCATGCTGCGCAGCCGCGGCGTGACAACGCCGGTGACCGACTCGGATGCGCTCGCCTACCTCCAGACGGTCAGCCTCTACGGCGTCGCTGCCATGGCCCTCGCGGCCAAGTTCGGCAGCGACGCCGCGGCTGCCGTCGCCTGGGAGACGCGCTACCGCGACTGCCTCGCGGCGATCCGCGACGGCGCCGTGACCATCGACGCGGCCGTCGATGCCGCCGGTTTCGGTGAGGGCTTTACCCTCGACGCCGACGGGGAGGCGCGCGAGCCGTTCATCACCCGCGCCATGGAGTGGTAGTGGCCGGCGAGGCGCTCAAGTTCGACCTGCGCACCGAGCCGGACACCAAGGTCCTGTCGTTCGCGCTCTCCCGCTTCGCCGAGTACGTCGATGACATGACGACGCTCTTCGAGGCGTTCGACCCGCTGTTTCGCGGCGCCATGCAGAAGCAGTTTGCCAGCGAGGGCGGCTACGGCTCCGGCGGCTGGGCGGCGCTCTCACCCGCCTACGCCGCCTGGAAGGCCGAGCACTTCCCCGGCCGGCCGATCGGCGTGCTGCGCGGCCACCTGCGCAGCGCCATGACCGGCGGCTCCGGCTACAGCTCGGAGATAGAGCCGCACCGGGCGAGCTACGGACTCGCCGGCGGGCCGGCGGCCGAGTACGGCCAGTACTTCGACCAAGGCGGCCGCGGCCCCGCGCGGCCGGTGGTGCGTATGCCGTCGAGCGAAGGCCGTACCTGGGGCAAGGTCGCGCACAGCTGGCTCTACGACCAGGCCGTGCTCGCCGGCTGGGGTAGCTACTAAATGGCCGCGCTCTACGGCATCGAGCGCGTGCTCGACCAGGCACTGGCGGCGCTCAAGGCGGGCATGGGCACCAAGCTCGATGCGCTGGAGACCGAGTACGGCGACTCGCTGGTGCTGGCCGAGCCGAGCACGAGCACCGGCTACTGGTGCCACGTGCGCCCGCCCGATCCCGCCAACGTGGAGGACTGGGGCGACCTCACCCAGCCGAGCATCCTGCTCTGGCCCGCGCAGGACGCACTCACCGCGACGAGCTCGCCGAACCCGAACATCGCCAACGAGTACGCGGTGTCGACCGACCTCATCGTCGCCGTCGCCGTGCGCGCCGACACGCAGGCGCAGTCCGACGACCGGCAGATGCGCTACGTACGCGCCGTCAAGGAGGTGCTCTGCGCATCCTCCGCCCTTGCCTGCGGCCAGTGCCTGTGGAGCGGCACTGACTGGAGGCAGCGGGACATCGTACCCAGCGAGGCCGACTACACGCTACAGGCCGTCGTCTCCGCCTTCACGGTCATCACATTCGAGCAGGCATGAAAGGAGCCGCCGACATGGCCAAGGGCATCACCTGGCCGGCCGCCGTCGAGACGCGCCACTTCGCCAACTTCCCGGGCGTCTACGGACCCGGCGTCGTGGTGCCACTCGCCAGCACCGGCATGACCGAGAAAGAGGCGCGTGAGCGTATCCGCGCCGCCAACCTCCCGCTTGTCATCATCGGGCGGGAGACGACCGCGAAAGGCGGTGACGAGTAATGGCCTCCAGCTACCTGCGCCTCGCCGCAGAGCAGGCACCGAACGCCGAGGGCGGCGAGAACACCGTCTCTTCGGTGACCTTCGACGTGCCCGTGACGAGCCTCAAGCTCGACCCAAACCCGACGATGCTCGACATCTCCGATGAGCTGCGCGGCTACTCGGCGCAGGCGCCCCACAAGGGCGTCGCGTCGTACGAACCGTCCGCGACGTTCAAGACGCGCACCTACCCGGGCGTGCTCGGCGCGCTGCTGCTCGGCGCCTGCGGCTCGGTGACGACCACCCAGGGCGACGGCTCTGCTGTCAAGGACCCCGACGATGCGGCGATCCCCGCGACCGCCTACCGCCACGTCTACGCATGGGCGACGGGCAGCACGCCGCAGACCTTCCAGGCGCAGGCCGCGCCGCCGGTGGGCCTCTTCTACAAGGCGACCGGCATGGGCATCGACTCGCTCAACTTCGCCGTGGAGGACGGCTGCTGGGTCGCCGACGTTGCCACCAAGCAGCTCTACACCGGCATCATCAGCGACCCGTCGGTGACGCCGTCCTTCGAGACGCCCGACCCGTTCGTGGCGGGCACGATGACGCTCACCTGGCTGAGCAACAGCGCGACCACCAAGGACTTCACGTTCGGCATCAGCAACCAACTCATCCTTGAACGGCAGTTCACCACGGCGTCGCTGTTCCCCGACTCGATCACGATCGACACCCCCTACCAGGTGGTCAGCGGCACTATCGGCAAGGTCGCCATGGACGCCGACGATTGGACGGCGCTGCTCGCCGGCACGACGTTCTCGGCGACCATCAAAATGGTGCACACCGAGCACATCGCAAGCACCAGCTACCACCACACGCTCTGGATCGAGATGCCCGCCTGCCAGCTGCAGAGCGGCGACATCGGTGAGATCACCAACGACCGCCGCCACGAAGCGACCTATGAGTGGGCGGCGCGCTATGACACATCCACTAGCAAGTGGGCGACGGTAACGCTCGTCAACGCCACCGCCGCGCTCACCGCCTACGCATGAGCGAACGCGCCACCTGTCCCTCGGGCCTGGTGCTCGACCTGGAGCCGCCGCTCCTGCGCCGCCTGCTCGCCTACGGGCAGGTCGGCGCGGCCGAGTTGGCCGATGCCTGCATGGACCGCGCCAGCCTGCCGGTCGACCTGCTGCTTGAGGAGGACGCCTTCTTCGTCGCCTGCTGGGCCGTCGAGCACCTTGCCGACGATCCCGAGGCGGTCACGCTCGCGCAGCTCTGCGAGCACTACGGCGAGCCCCCGAGCGTGCGCCTGCAGGCCACCGACCCAGTGCTCGCCTTCGAGCTCGACTGCGCCGTCACCAACGCCGTACTGCGCTCGCGCGACGACGACGAGCCGACCGGCGGCAGCGGCATCGCGCCCGACGACCCGCTCTATGGCTTCCCCCGGGAGGACGAATGACCGAACGCAAACGGCCGACCGCGGCCGCCGACTGGAAGCAGCCGCAACCGCAGCTCGTCACGCTGCCGAGCGGCAACAGCGCGCTGCTGCGCAAGCCGCCGCTGTTCCTGCTGTTGAAGACGGGCCGTATGCCCGAGAGCGTGCGCGCCGTGCTTGAGAAGAACCTGCACCTTGAGATACCGACCACCGACGAGATGCTGCTCGCTACCGAGTGGCTCGTCTCGGAGTCGTTCGTCGAGCCGCGCGTGACGCTGCAGCCGCAGGACGGCGCGGTGTGCATCGACGACCTTGACGACGACGACAAGCAGGCGGTCATCGAACGATTCGGATTGTCGCTGAGGATATAGGTGGGCCTGACGCAGACACTTCGCCTGGTCGTCAACGGCGACTCCAAGGGCGCGACCAGGGCGCTCGACGGACTCGCTGGCAAGGCGCGCAACGTCGGTAAGAAGCTGGATGATGTCGGCAAGAAGTGGACCAAGAACGTCACCCTGCCCATCGTCGGCGGCATGGCCGCATCGGTCATGGCTGCGTCGAACCTCGAAGAGGCGATGAACAAGACGGACGTCGTCTTCGGCAAGGCGGCGAAGTCGGTCCACGCATTTGCTGAAGATGCGTCCACGACGATGGGCCAGTCTCAAGCTCAGGCCGAGGCGGCGGCTTCCTCGTTCGGCAACTTGTTCAAGACCATGGGCATCGGCCAGGGCAAGGCCGCCAAGATGTCGCTTGAGATGGTCAAGCTGGCATCCGACCTCGCCTCGTTCCACAACATCGGCATCGACGAGGCACTTGAGAAGCTGCAGTCGGGCCTCGTCGGCGAGGCAGAGCCGATGCGCCAGCTTGGCGTCCTGCTCTCTGAGGCGGCCGTCAAGCAGGAAGCCTATCGCATGGGCCTCGCCAAGACTGGCGACGAGTTGACCGAACAGCAGAAGGTCGCCGCGCGCTACTCGCTCATCATGCAACAGACCAAGGATGCGCAGGGAGATTTCGCGCGCACATCCGACTCGCTGGCCAACAAGATGAAGACGCTCAAGGCGAAGTTCACAGACGTCGGCGCGAAGCTGGGGACCGCTCTCATGCCGATGGTTGAGAAGCTGGCCGATGCCGTCGAGCGCGTCGCCGATTGGTTCGGCAATCTTACGGACAGCCAACGGAAGTGGCTCGTCAAGGCGGCGTTGGTGCTGGCCGCCATTGGTCCAATGGCATCCATTTTCGGCCGTCTCGCCACCGGCATCGGCAAAGCAGCCAAGGCGTACCAGTGGCTGACAACGGTGCAGACGACAATGACCGGCACCGGCTTCTTCCAAGCCGGCAAGTGGAACGAGCTGAGCAAGTCATCGAGCCGGTTCGCCACCATCCTCGGACGCATCGGCAAGACGGCAGGCGCACTCGGACTCGTGGCGGCGGCGGGATACGGCATCTTCGAGGCGTTCAAGCGCATCGACCAAGAGGCCGGATTCCAGCAGTTCGGCCAGTTCTTCAAGGACTTCGGACTCTCCGGCGAGCGTGAGTTCAAGCGTACCGTCGAGAACTACGCCCGCATGGCGAGGAAGATCGAGAACGACCCCGTAGACATCCGGGTCAAGACCGACGAAGCCAACCGCAAGCTGAACGCGACCCTGGCAACGTGGGAGCGCATCAAGCGCCGCGCGGGCGGCCCGCTCAAGTTCACCGCCGACGATTCAAACCTGCTCGCCACCATGCTGCGCATCCAGACCGCGCTCGCAGAGACGAGCCGGCAGGCACGCCGCACCGCGCAGGAGATAGCCGGTGCGATTGCCCAGGCCGGCGGGCACACCGGCTGGAAGACCGTACCGCTCGCCTCCGGCGGCGACTTCGTGACTGCCGGCCCCACACGCCTACTCGTCGGCGAGGCTGGCCCCGAGCGCGTCACCGTCAACCCGCTCACCGGCCCCAACGCGGGCAGGTACGGCGGTGGCATCGGCGGCAACGTCACCATCCCCATCTATCTCGACGGCCGCGAGATAGCCGCCTACACCGTCGACATCATGTCCGGCAACGCTCGCCGCCTGGCGCGGGGGATGGCCTGATGTACCTCCAGATCGGCTCAGTCGTCGTCTCCCCGTCGAGCGACTACGGCGTGCGCGCTATCGACTTCGGCGCGGGCGGCGATCCGAACCGCACGTTCACCGCGACCATCCGCTGCTACTCAAGCGGCGCCACCGCCGCGCTCGCCGACACCGACATGCGCTCGCACGTCGCCGCGCTCGGGGCGGCACTCGGGCGGTCGACCGTCTACATCGTCGCCAACACCGCCGACTCCGACCGCGCCAGTGCCATCGCTCTCATCGCGCAGGGTCGGCAGCCGTGGGAGTCGCCCTTCGCCGCTATCAACGAGTCGCGCCACTACGTCGATGTCGTCGTGCGCCTCGCCGTCGAGCCGTACACGAGCAACGCCAACCGCGTATTCCTGGCGAGCCCCATCGGAGATGAGTGGCCCGATGCGACGGTCACCGACATCTCGCGCAACGACGAGTCGCGCTGCTACGCCGAGTCGGGCCGCTGGGTGGTCTACGCCGACTCATCCGCAGAGGGCCAGGTCAGCTTCTACGGCGACGCTGTTCCCGACGAGGTTCTCGTCGTCGAGTTCGACTACGACGCGAGTGCTGTATCGGCCGGCGGCAACGCCTTCTACGCGACGCTCACCACGCTTGCCACCGATGGCGGCGCCGCTATCAGCTCCTGGACGCTCATCAACACATCGACCATCGCGCGCGGCCATGTGCGCAAGTACATCCGCGTCGACGATACCGCCGCCCGTTTCAAGCTCGCCATCGTCGCCGACTACACCGACGCCGCCGTGAAGGCATCCGTATGGAACATCGAGGTCGGCGTCAAGAAGCAGGCAAACCATCGCCTCGTCCCCGGCGAGGCGTCCACCGTCGCGGGCAGCACCGGCATCCCCTATGGCTGGGTCACCGACACCGTCGCCGGCGTCACCTGGACGAGCAGCGGCACGCTCATGCGCATGGAGATCGGCACCAACTCCGCAGCCGCCGCCTACTGCACGTCCGTCACCGATGCGAACTACACCGGCGCGCTCACCGTCGTGCCCGGCCGTCGCATCGGCTGCCGCTTCCAGTCGCAGGTCGCGTCATATACCGACGGCACCTTCCGCGTCGCCATGGCCTTCCGCGACGCCGATAACGCACTCGTCTCAGGCGGCGGCGTCATGCGTGACGCCACGGCGGCGGACGCCTCAGTGGTCTGGACGAGCTACGAGTGCGTCGTCCCGGTCAACGCGGTCAAGGCGTACATCTACTGGGGCGTGACCGGCGCCAACGCGACGGGCAACTTCAACATCGGCTACATCGAGTTCGGCGAGCACGTCGTCGAGACGCCGGGCGACATCTCGCTGTCTGCCATGGAGGGCGAGACCGAGACGCCGCTTGAGGTCATCGGTGACGTCGACCCAGAGAGCGACTGCCACAGCGCCTACTTCGGCGTCGCTCCGAACAACGCCGACACCTACATCTTCGAGGCCGAGGCGCTGACCTGGACCGACGCCGACGATACCAACAAGGGCGCGACCACGAGCGACGCCCAGTACTACCCCGGCACCGGCACGACCGGCTGGTATACCGGCGGCGCGACGCACGGCACAGACCGCAAGTGGGCGAGCATCGACACCGCGAAGGTGACGCCTGGCACGTACCTGCTGCTGGCGCGTCACTGTTCGACCGGCGGCGCATCGAGCTACACCTCGACCGTCGACTGCGCTGAATCGACCATCGGCCTGACCGGCGTCTCGACTGTCGTCACCACGCCGCAGTTCGACTCGCTGGGCTTCGTCACGCTGCCGAGCAAGCGAGCATGGCCCAGCACGGCGGCGAACATCACGGTCGGCATCACGGCGTCGAACTCCGGCACGTATGCCGTCGTGGACCGCTACGTGCTCATCCCCGTCGACCTCGGCGGGTGGGCGTACTTCCACCATGGCACCGCCGGCAGCGACATCGACCAGCTCGACATCCTCGCCGACGGCACCATCCTCGTCGACAACGCCGTGACCATGACCTACTGCGGCGGCGGGCTGCTCAACGCCACTAGCTCCGACCGGCTCATCGTCTGCGCCGAAGAGGCCGCGTCGGATGAGACGACGCACCTCGTGGTGCTCGAACTCCTGCACACGCCGCGATACAACCTCTGGCGGTGAGCGTGCGCGGCCTCATCGTATTCGACGGCAACTCGCTCACGGCAGCGTCGTACGGCACCTATACGCCGTACCCGCTCATGGTCGACGAGCTGACCGGGCACCGATTCGACATCGCCAACGTCGGCGTCGGCGGCCAGGACACGCAGGATATGACCGCCGATGGTGCGGCCGAGGTCGACGCCAAGTACGACGCCGACCGCGCCTGCAACATCTGCGTGCCGTGGGAGTGCCGCAATGACATCGTCACCAACGAGGTCAACGCTGCCACGGCCGTCGCCAACTACTGGACCTACTGCGACGCGCGCCAGACGGCGGGCTGGCAGGTCGTCGCCGTCACCATGCTGCCCTCCGACAGCGTCTCGCAGGCGACCACCGATGCCGTCAACGCGCTGATCCGCGCCGAGTACGCCTCGCACGCCGACGCGCTCGCCGACGTAGAAGCGGACTCGCGGCTCGACGACAACACAGACACCGACTACTTCCTCGCCGACGCCACGCACCTCACCAACTCCGGCCTGCGCGTGGTCGCCGAGACCGTCTATGCGGCGCTGTCACCGCTGCTGCCGACGGGCGGTCTATCGCGGCTCCCGGTGCGCCCGACTGGCACGCACAGGAGCAGCCCCCGCGACAAGCTCTCGCTCTACGTCGGCGCCACCGCCCCCGAGGTCGATCTGCTCAAGACGCGCGGCGTGGAAGTCGACGGCCTGCAGTGGTCATCGGTGCTACCCGGCGGCCACGCATCGCTGTCGTTCGCCGTGTCCATGCCGGACCCGCTGCTGCCCGTCGTCAACGCGCTCAAGACCGACGCCAAGGTGTGGCTCAAGTACGGCGACCAGAGCATCTGGCAGGGCTGGGTGCTGCCGCTGGAGACGGAGGTTGGAGCGACGGATGGCACCGTGCGTGTCGAGTGCGCCGGGACGCTGGAGCGGTACAAGCGCAACCAGTCCATCACCTACACGTGGGTCGACGCCGATCCGGGAAACTGGTTCGTGCCGGCAGACAGCAACAGCCAGATCAGCGTCGACCAGAGCGGCCAGCTGCTGCTCTACCTGAACAAGAACTCAAGCGTCGAAGCGAACAAGGCGGCGTGCCTCTACTACTGGGTGAACAACGGACTACCCGGCCCGTCCACGGACATCGGCATCCACCACATCGAGTACGACGTGTCTGTCGACGTCGGCGCCGCCAACTGGTTTGCCGACATCAGCGCCGACCATACCCCGTGGGAAGGCTCGTGGACCGTCGAGAAGTCGTGGACGAACACCACTGCCACCGCGACCGACCAGACTGAGGCCATCACTGCCGAGTATGAGCAGGCGCTGCGTCTGCGCTTGTACTCAAACGCAGACGTCGACACGACGGCGGCAGCGAGGTGGGTGAAGCTCAGCAACGTGCGAGTGTGCCTGCCGGCAGCATCCGTGACCATCGACGACGCCATGGACGACCTGTTCAACCTCACGACGCGCGAGGACGAGACGCTCGACTCAGTGGCTCACCTCGCCTACCGCCAACCGACCAGTGCGGCGGCCATAGCGGCCGACATCGTCAGCAAGTCGTCGTCGCTCATCGACTGGGCGCTGTGGGGCGACATCATGTACTGCAAGGCGCGACCGTCGCCGAGCGCGACCACGACGGTCGCTCTGCGCCGCTCCGACCTGTTGGCCGATGCCATCCACGGCGACTACGAAAGCGCCGTCGATGGCGTGATGGTGGTCTACGCCTCCGATGGCACAGTCGGAAACGCCCCCGTTGGGACACCGCTCTATGCGGAATACGGTTCTACTACGGGCACATACGACCGGACGGTAACGCTCGACTACCATTCAGACGTTGCTAGCGCAGCGGAAGCCGCTGCCTACGCGCAGCAGGAATACACGCGCATCAACGGCGATGTATACCGGGGCAGCGTCACCGTCCGGCTGGACCAGCCGCTGGCCAACACCTACGGCGCCCCTATCGACCCGCTGCTGCTCTGGGCGGGACGTGGCTGGGCCATCGACCGCACCTATCAGATCGGCCACAGCGCGCTCACCATCACCGGCGTCGACTTCGACCTGGACGGCAACACGGCCACCATCACTGTCGGCCCGCAGGAGGAGCGGCAGATAGCGGCGCCGTTCGAGTTGCCGGCACCGGGCGTCACTCTCGGGCGCAGGAGCAAGTGGGTCGGCAAGGGCAGGAGGCGCCGCCGCGTCTCGTGGTGGGAGTTCGGATGACCACTGACGAGCGCAACCGCATCGACGCGCTGATCAAGCAGGTGGCGGACTGGCGCGTGGAGATGAAGGACGAGCTGCTGGCCGCCGTGCGCGAGCATCAGGAACGCTGCCTGCGCGAGCACCTGAACCCCATCGGCGACAAGCTCGACCGGCTTATCACCGAGACGGAACGCGACTCGGCCGAGCGTGCAGCGATGCGACGGCTGCGCAAGCGCATCAACCTCATGGCCGCCGCCGCCGTCACCGCTATCGGCGCCGCGACGCCGTTCATCCTGCACTACCTCTAGGGGGAACCGTGACCAAGGCACAGACCATCATCAAGCGCAAGAAGTGGCTGGCGCAGTGGGCGCGCGGGGCAGGCGTGGACCTGTCCGGCTACAAGGCCGCGCTGCCCATCATGGGACCGGCCGCGCGGCGCGTGCTGTCGGACTTCCAGCAGAGTGTCGGCCTGTTCCCGACCGGGCGCTGGAACGGCGAGACGCTGGCGTGGCTTAAGTCGCTCTCGGAGCCGACCATCGTCGCGCATACGTGGAAGCCCGCCTCCACCTACGGCAAGCGCGCCGGCAAACCTCCCGGCATCGTCTTCCACCACGCCGCCGCCTCCGTCGCCTCACCCGATGACATCAATCGCGGTCACATCGCGCGCGGCATGAACGGCATCGGATACCACTTCTACGTGCGCAAGGACGGCAGCATCCACATGGGACGACCGGAGTGGGCCACGGGCGCGCACTGCCTCGGGTACAACGCATGGCTCGGCATCTGCGCCGAGGGCAACTACCAGACCGACACGATGCCGAAGGCGCAGCTTGAGTCGCTGCGTTGGCTGCGGCGCTACCTGCACGCCAAGTACCCCGCGCTCAAGGACCGGCGCCACTCCGACCTCAACAGCACGGCCTGCCCCGGCTCTCGCTACCCGTGGCGAAAGGTCATAGGGTGAGAGGCCGCCACGCCATGCCGCGTCGCCGCTACTGGCGCCAGTGGCTCATCGTCGCGGTCGCGCTCCTCTCCGTCGTCGGCATCACCGGCGCCGCCATCGCCGCCACCACCTCCTACCCGGTCACCGTCACCATGACGTCATCGGATGGGACCGTGCTCGGTACGACGACGGTCAACGTTCCGATACCGACCGTCACCGTGACCGCTACGGCAACGGTCACAGCAACGCCTACGACGGCCGCTACGGCCACGCCGACCGCTACCCCCACCACGGGTACCCCCACGCCGTCCGCGTCCGCTACGGGCCTTCCTGTGCAGTCTGGCGCGGTCACGCTCATCGGTGTGCATGACAAGGTATACGACAACGTCACCTTCGACGGCTCCGGCAACGGCAACCCAGACTCCTCCGCCGTGCTGACCGTCGCGGGCGGCTGTTACAACTTGACGTTTCGGAACTGCACCATCCGGCCGAACCGCGACGGCGTGGGCAACGGCATCCGCGTGTTCGACTTCTACGGCGCGGCGCCGCACGACATCCGTTTCGAGGACTGCACTATCGAGACGCAGCCGCGCATGGGTTTTGAGTGCAACGGGCGCGTCGCTGGCCGCGGCTACGCGCGTATCGACCTGATCGACTGCACCTTCGAGGTACAGGGCTCGGAGGCGGTCAGCTATGACGACGACACCGGGCTCGGCGGCGACTGCACCATCTCCGGCAACCTCATCAAGGGTGGCGGCGCTGGCACGCTCTACCCCTGGGATCAGGGCCTCGAAATCAACGGCGTGCGCGACATGACCGTCACCGGGAACACGATCTGGGCCTGCGGCGGCTGCGGGCTCAACTTCGGCGGGCCGAGCGGTGACTGCGGCTGGACCTTCACGGACAACGTGGTGGACTTCACGCAGGGCACCATCACGCCGAGCGTCGAAGGCAATCCCGTCTACTGCCGCGGCGTCACCGGCGGCACCTTCGCCGACAACCGCATCGTCAACAAGAACGCATGGTCCATCGCCTACCTGTCCGACTGCCACGGCATGGACTGGCGCGGCACGGTGTGGAGCGGGGCGAACAGCACGCCGTATCAGACAAACTGCTCGGGGCTGATGTTCTGATGGCCATTTCCGAGGTCGGTAACGCCAGCGCAGACGCCGCGAGCGGCACGGCAGTATCGGTAACTCACGGTCTGACCATCGCCGCCAATGATGTCATCGTCGCAACTGTCCACGCCAACGGCGCGAGCACGGCCGTGTCGGACAACAACGGCGCGGCGGCGTTCACGTTCGACGACTACGGCAGCTCAGCGGACTCCGCCCGCCTCTACGTCTTCCACCGCATCGCCGGCGCCTCGGAGCCGTCGGCGTATGCGTTCACGCTGAGCACGAGCGCGCGCTGGTCAATCGTCGTGCGCGTGTTCCGCGGCGTGGACACGAGCTCGGTCTGGGACGTGGCTCCGTCAGGGACGCAGTGTCAGATCGAGCCCTACGAGGGCGGCGTGACGGCCTGTGTGTCGACCGACATGACCGTGGCGACGGCGGGCGCCGCCGGCCTCATCCTCATCAGTGACGACTACGCGCCGACAACCAACAGCTTCTCTGATCCGACCAACGGCTACGGCAACGAGAAGGAGGAGGCGGGTCAGCAGGTGCAGGCGACCTACACGCGCCTCGGCCTGAGCACCGGAGCGGTGGGCACAGTGACCGTCACCGCCGCGAGCACCGCCTATCCAGTCATCTATCACGTGGCGCTCAAGCCGGCGGCCAGCGCGCGCCCCGTCTTCGCCGAATCGTACGGCGGACTCAACTGCGACATGACGGGAGGCATGTGACGTGAAGCAAGTCACGAACGCATCCACTGACGTCACTACCTACTTCGTGATGCGCGACAGTACGAATCACGCGCCGAAGGCAGACGTGACGGTCACGGACATCGACCTCTACTACCAGGAATCGGGCGCGGCTCAGGCGGCCAAGGCCGACGTGACTGCGCTCGCAGCGGCCGACTCGGCACATGCCGACAACAAGGCGTACCACTGCGGTAACAGCGTCTACCGTATCGACTGGCCTGACGCGGCCTTCGACGGCGGCGTGGGCAAGGAAGTCATCCTCATCGTCGTCTGCTCCGGCTGCGACACCATCTATCAGCGCGTGCTCCTCTCGCCGCCGGTCGACGTGACCACCATCTCCGCCGACGCCACCGCCGCAGACAACTGCGAGTTGTTCTTCGACGGCACCGGGTACGCGGGCGGCACGACGAAGCTGGACGTGAACACCGCCACGATCAGCAACGGAGCGATCACGGCCGCCGCTATCGCCACGGGCGCGATAGATGCCGATGCCATCGCCGACAACGCGATCGACGCCGGGGCCATCGCGGCCGATGCCATCACTGCAGCGAAGATAGCTGACGACGCCATAGCCGCAGAGCACATCGCTACTGGGGCCATCGTCGCTGCAACGTTCGCGGCCGGTGCCATCGACGCGGCGGCTATCAAGGACGGGGCCATAGACGCGGCCACCTTCGCGGCCGATGTCGACGCCGAGATAGCGGCGATGGTCTGGAACGCCGCCACCGCAAGCTACGGCACCGCTGGCACCTACGGCGAGTCTGTCGAGGCCATCCTCACCGATACCGGCACCACGCTCGACGGTAAGGCGGACCAGCTTGTGGCCGCCGTCATCACCAACGCCGCCGGGGTCGATGTAGCCGCCGACATCATCGCGCTCAAGGCCGTCGCCGATACCATCCAAGCCGACACCGATCTGCTCGACGACGTGAGCGGCGGGCTGGCCGACATCCACACCGACGTGGGCACGGCCATCACGGCCATCGGCGATGTTCCGACGAACGCCGAGCTGGCGACGGCACTGGGCACCGCCGACGACGCGGTACTCGCGGCCATCGCCGCACTCAATGACTTCGATCCTGCTGCCGATGTGGTGGCGCACGTCACGCTCGTGGACACGACGACGACGAACACCGACATGGTGGCCGCCGCGCCGACGGTCGGCGACATCGCAGACGCCGTCTGGGACGAAGCACTGGCGGGCCATGCTGGCGCCGGTAGCACGGGTGCCGCACTCACGGCTGCCGGTTCCGCCGGCGACCCGTGGTCGACTGCCATCCCCGGCGAATACGGCGCGGGCACGGCGGGCCTGCTGCTCGGCACGACGATACCCAACGCCATCGACGCCATCGACAACTACGTCGACACCGAGGTCGCGGCCCTGGCGACGGAGCTGGCCAAGGTGCCGAAGTCGGACAGTAACGTCTCCTGGAACGCGACGGCGCTCGCGGCCATCCAGGCCGAGGCGACCGATGCGCTCAACGCCTACGATCCACCGACGAACGCCGAGATGGAGGCGCGCACCATCGCCGCCGCCGACTACCTCGTGGCTGGCGATACGCTCGCTCGTGTCACCCTCGTCGACACCTGCACCACCAACACCGACATGGTCGCTGCGGCACCGAGCGCCGCCGACGTTGCTGACGCCGTCTGGGACGAAGCGAGCACCGGCCACACCGACGCCGGCAAGGCTGGCGCGCAGATGTGGACCGACGTGGACGCTATCCTTGCCGACACCGGCACTGACGGCGTGGTGGTCGCGTCCATCGGCGCCGATGCCATCACAGCGGCGGCGATCAAGGCCGACGCCGTCACCGAGATACAGGCGGGGCTGGCGACGAGCGCGGAGATCACGGCGCTCAACGACCTTGACGCCGCCGGCATCCGTACCGCCGTCGGGCTGGCGGGCGCGAACCTCGACACGCAGCTTGGCGACTTGCCGACGAACAGCGAGCTGAGCACGGCGCTGGCCGCCGCCGACGATGCCGTGCTGGCAGCCATACCGAGCGCCGCCACTCTGGCGGACGCAGTCTGGGACGAGGCGCAGGCCGGGCACACCGGCGCGGGCAGCTTCGGGCTCTATCTCGACGCCAAGGTCTCCGAGGCGGGCGGCAGCGGTCTCACCGCGGCGGCTATCGCAGACGCCGTGCTCGACGAGGCCATGAGCGGGCACACCGCTGCCGGCTCACTCGCTGCTGCCGTGACGACGATCGACGACTACCTCGACACCGAGATCGCGGCTATCAAGGCCAAGACCGACCTCATCACCACGGGGTCGATCACGGTGACGAGCCCGGAGGCGAGCGACGGCACGACGGTGACCACCTACCAGGGCGACGACTACGACGACGACCACGACCGCCAGATCGACTGGACGGTGGCGACGCCGGACCTTACCGGGGCGACGATCGTGCTCCACGTCGGCAGCCTCGATATCACCTGCACGCTGGCCGACGCGGGAGAGTCCACACAGCACGTCTATGCTGAGCTCACGGCGGCGCAGTCGGCGACGCTCACATCCAGGCGGTACACGTACTCCGTCGTTGCGACGCTCTCCGACAGCGACGTGCAGACGCTCATCACCGGCACCTGGAAGTCAGAGACGCGGGCGAGCTGACCCGCATGCGGTGACGATCTACTAAATGCCGAATACCCCCCACCTGCCTCGTCGCATCATGGGGGCATGGTCGAGCTGACCGGACAGACGCTCTGCGATCGCTGCCGGCATGAGGCCGAGTGCGCCTTCGGGCGAGACATCCTGGCCGACGCCGTGGCGCGCATCAACAAGCTCGCTGCCTTGAGCGGTCGCAAGTTCGGAGCCGACGAGGTTCGTATCGAGTGCTGCCTGTTCAACGGGCGGCGCGACTGGAGGGTGAGCGGGTGAGGCTCAACACCGTGCGACTGTCATACGAGCCGGGCGAGACGTGGACGTTGTATCCGATAGGAGACGTTCACCTGGGTTCGGCCAACTGCGACAAGGGACTGTTCGACGCCACCATCAAGGCGGTGCGCGACGACGATGACGCGCTGTGGATCGGCGTCGGTGACTTCATCGAGGCAATCGCGCCCAACGACAAGCGATGGAACGCGGGCGGCGTGGATGAAGCCATCGTCAACCTGGCGTCGCAGGACCGCATCGGCGATGTCTACGTCGAGAAGCTGGCCGACAAGCTGGCGCCCATCGCCGGCAAGTGCATCGGCTACAGCGACGGCAACCACGAGCAGGTCTTCAACCGGCACTACTACACCAACCTGTCCGTGCGCGTGCTCGACGCCATCGGCAGGCCGGACTGCTACGTCGAGTGGGCCTGTCTGACGCGGCTGGCATTCGAGCACGGCACCGCGCGCACCACGCTGCGCATCTTCAGCCACCACGGATGGCAAGGCGGGCGCCAGGAAGGGGCCAAGGTCAACGAGTCGCGGCGCCTGCTGGCCTACGTCGACGCCGACATCTATCTGACCGGCCACAGCCACAGCAAGTTCGTGGTGCCGCACACGCGCATCACGGTGAACCCGAGCTGGACCAAGGAAGTCGCCAAGACGGTCTATACCTGCCACACCGGCAGCTACCTGCGAACGCTGCAACAGAACCACGTGGGCTACGCCGAGCGCGCTGGTTTTCCACCGACCACGCTGGGTGGTGTGCGGTTCCGGCTGCGACCCAAGCACGAGGGCGGCGTCGACATCGAGGCGGTGCTGTGATGGCAGAAGGAACCCTGAAAAACCAGCACCAGGTGCCGGAAAGTGACGGTCCTTCCGTACCGCTCGCGACCCAGCAGGCCCGCCTCGAAGCGCAAATCAGCGAGGGCGCCGAGGCCGTCTGGATTCTGGCGCTCAAGCACTGGCCGACGGTGTGCAAGCTGGCGCGTCACCGGCTGGTCGAAGGCTACGACATGTACGGCGAGACGATGTATCAGTGGGAAGCAGAAGAGCGGCTGTGGAACGCGCTGGAAGAGCTGGCCGATGCCGTGGTCTATCTCTCCTCGGGGCCGACGCGATGACCGCCTGCGCCTTTTGTCACCGCTCGCTCCCGGAAAAGGGACAGGACAGCTACATGGTTGTCGAGTACCTGCGCGGCCTTGAGACGGCGCCGTGCTGCGTCCAGTGCGTTCGCGCAGGGCGACGGAATGTGGTGCGGCTGGTAAAGCAAACGGACGTTTCGTTGAACAAGCCGTGAGTTGTAAAGCGGTCCCTTTGGCTGCGGTCATTGGGATTCACACCGGGTAGTCCGGTGCCGGGAGTCTGCGATGGGGGACGCCCCAGAGACGGCGACCGTCCACTGTCACCCAAGTCGGCCATGGACGCCACTAGGGCCAGCATGAGGCGGAAAAAGGCGCAGACGCGCGAGTGGCTGGATATGACGGGGACCACTCGCAAATACGGTGCGGCGACCGCCGGGGCGATAGTTCCGGGTCACGGTCTGACGCTGGAGACAGCGCCACCGCACCGCAAGGTGTGGGCCGCACCGGAAGCGCACGGCGCAAGGGGTCCGGTGTCACGGGTGGCGGCAGGCGGGGGCCGTCATCCATTTTCACCGCTGCCGTGAAGAAGCGGCAGCATGTGAAGAACATGCAACATTTGCATGTAAGTGGTGCACATCTTGTGCGGACCAGACGCAAGCAGAACAGCGCCTGGTGTGACCAAACGCAAAGACCCACGGGATGTCCGGGACGCAACGGCAACAGCGCACGGCACTGGGCTAGAGCCCCATCCGATGTGGCAGGCCGCGTGAAAGTCTGGCCGGATAGAACGCGGCGCAGGCGGGGGCGTCGCAGCACGATTTCGCTATTTGCCGAATACCCCCCCACTCCCCCATGCGAACCTTGGCGCAGGGCGCATGGTGCCCTAGGCGGGTCCGGGACTTGTGGCGCTCGGCAAGGCATCCCCGGTCCCGGCCCGCCGCCCCCTATAGGCGAAGTGGGAGGGGTGTGTGCGACATGGACTTCTGGCGTTGGCCGTCGCTCTGGTGGTCGGCGTTTCGCTCGCTGCGCTACCGGCGCAGGCACGCGCGGCTGGACCTGGAACGGTGGTCAGAGGCGCGCAATCAGTGGGGGTTCCCGGTCATCGCTGCGCCGTCTGCCGCGACCTACAGCGTGCAGTGCGGAGATGGTGCCCCGACGTTCGTCGCTACTGGGACAGTTGGCTCGTCCGGTACAAGCATCGCCGTCTACGACCCGCCGAGCTACGCCGTGCCCTGCAGATCATCTGGCGAGAGAGTCACGGCTACCCGCGTGCGATCAATCCCCTGTCAGGCTGCGCTGGTCTCTTCCAGCTGCTGCCCGGCTACTCGCGCGGCCGGTTCGACCTCTGCAACCCCCGCACGAACATCTCGATCGCAGGGATGCTCTACGTGAGGCGCGGGTGGTCACCGTGGCGCTGATGCTCTACGCCGCCGTCGCCGTGTTCGCCCTCGTGCTCGGCATCGACTGGCTGCTCTGGTGGGTGCGGCGATGACCGTCTTCTACGTCGCCGGCGGCATCGGCGTGCTCGCCGTGTGGTTCTGGGTCTGGTGCCTGTGCCGTGCGGCGTCGCGCGCGGATGAGTGGGCACGGCACTTCTACGGACGAAAGGGGGGCAAGGGGTGAGCGAGCGACCCAAGGGTGTCATCCAGGACGTGAATCGCACCGAGGCGCTGGAGGCTGAGGTGCTCGCTGCGCGCCACCAGTGCGCCGCTCTGCGCGACGAGAACAGCGAGCTCCGGGCGCAGGTGGAGGTGCTGCGGCGGACGGCGATCGAGCCCGAGAGCGCCGCCGACTATGACCCCGAGCTCTGCACCCTGCGCGAGATCGTCAACGCGTTCAGCCAACTCAACCAGGCCGCTCGCGCTCGCGTGCTGGCGTGGGCGAGCGACCGCTACGGGAGGAGGTGAATATGGACTGGAGCAGACTGCAGGCGGCGCTGATCCGCTTCTTCTGGGCAACGGTGTTCCCCGCCATCGGCTGGTTCGCCGTGGGCGCCAACCTCGAAAGCGTCGGCATCCCGCAGGCCGTCGCCGTGGTCATCGCGGCGCTGGTGTCGGGCGTGCTTTATGCCGTGAAGAAATACGTCTTCCCCGATACCACGCTCTGATCCCGCCCCTGCCCGGGGGCACCAAACGCCCCGGCGGTCGTACCCTCCCGGCCGCCGGGGCGTATCCTTTGCAGGCAACGCTACAGGGAGGGAAAGGTGGGTACGTCCGTCTTGGGGTGTACGATACGTCTACCGCTATCGGCTTTTGTCGGCGCGGCAGGCACAGCGCCGATGGGTATAGCGCGGCTCACTACCACCATGGTGGAGGGTATGACCGGGCAGGCAGAAGGCAACGCACGTGGGTAGGCCGCCGAAGGATGCCTATCTCTCGCCACGTCTTGCCGCCCTCTACCTCACCGAGCGCGGCTACCCCATCTCAGGTCAGACAATCCGTCGTCTCTGCGCCAAGGGGCGCATCGAGCACCTCACCACACCGGGCGGATACGTGCGCATTCGCGTTGCCATCCTGGACGCGTTTCTTGCCTCAGTCCTTGACATCCGTTCCGCCGAGTAGTAGAGTCCGGACGTGGCCGTACAGGAGCAGACGAAAGGAGGTGAATTGAACACAGGCCGCCACCCGTAACGCGAACATAAGGGGCTACCATGCACCAAAGAAATGCGTCGCTCGGCGTTTCTGATTGTACACCAAATGCGTCCGAGTCACATCATACGCGCGCGTATCAGCGCGACAGCCACCCGCTGACCCTCGTCACCATCTGGACGCTGCTGCTGCTCGGCAGCTACGCCGCACTCGGTGACATCGTCAAGGCGATAGACGCCGCTCCCCGCATCACCATCCCCATCGTCATCGTCGCCTGCATCCTGATCGTGGGGCGGACGCTGTGGCTGGAGGTGCGGCGATGATGAAGCCCGACGACTGGGAGCCCGGCGCTGAGTTGTGCTGCCGACGCTGCCCGATGCTGCGCCGCCCGCAGTACGCGATGGACCTGCGCAACGCCAGCGCCCAACCCGACCCCATCTGCTGCGCCACCTTCTGTGAGGTGGAGGGCGAGGTGGTGCGCGGGCTCGATGCGGCTATCGGCACCGCCGGGCAGTCCATCAGCGACACCGCGCACATCCTGCCGCTGCCCATCGACGCGCGGCTCATGCTGCAGGACAGGCTCATAGCCGCGTGGGGGCAGGCGCTGGCCGACATCTATGACGACGCGTCTGTCTACCCAGATGTCATCACCGAGCGGCTGCGCATCACGGTCTACACGTGCGACCGTAGGAGGGCAGCCTGATGGCCGCCCGCGCATGGACGGTAAAGCTGCCCGCCGTCGATACCTGGCAGGTCTGGGCGACATCCCGCTCGCGGGCGATCGCCCAGGTCAAGGCGAGCGCCAGCGAGCTCTGCCCCGCCAAGGCCGGCTATATCAGCCGGCGCCGCTCGCGCGAGTTCATCGTGCGCGAGGTGGGCTCATGAGCTACAGCGACTACGCCGCTATCCCCGGCGTCAACTGGTCGACGCTCAAGGCCATGGCGGCCAGTCCCCGGCACTACCACCACGCCGCCACCACGCCGCGGCCGGACACGCCTGCTATGAAGCTGGGCCGCGCGGTGCACTGCGCCGTGCTGGAGCCGGATCGCCTGCCGCTCGACTACCCGGTCTGGCGCGCGCACCGGCGTGGCGCGGACTGGGCTGAGTTCTCGGCGCTCTACGCCGACAAGGACATCATCACCGAGGCCGAATATGAGACGGCGCTGGCCGTACGCGATGCCGTACGTGCGCACCCTGCCGCCGCCAAGCTGCTGAAGGGCGGCTTCGCAGAGCACACCGTCAGATGGACCGACAGCGCCACTGGCATCGACTGCAAGGCGCGGCTGGACTATCTCGGGCCGGGCGGGATGGCCGACCTGAAGACCACCAAGGACATCGACGCGCGGGCGTTCGGCATGACTGCGAATCGCCTGCTCTACCACGGGCAGATGGCCTTCTACTCGATGGGGCTGCCGGTCACCGAGCACATGCCGGTGTCCATCATCGCCGTCGAGTCGGATCCGCCGCATGACGTGGCGGTCTACCAGCTCTCTGACGACGACCTGTACCTGGGCGAGTGCATCGCTCGGGACCTACTCGACAAGCTCGCCGAGTGCCTGCGCGCAGACACCTGGCCCGGGCGCTACCCCGATGCCGTGCCGCTGCAGTTGCCGCGTTGGGCGTGGCCGGACGCGGACACAGAGTACGAGATTGCTGGCCTCGTGCCAGTCAAGGAGAAGCCATGAGCAAGACGTGGAGGGAGTTCTACGGCGGCGACCACCTGAACGCCGACCATCTCACAGCGGAGGGCAGGACCGCCACCATCGCCAGCGTCGAAGGTGAGGTGCTCGAAGACGAGGACGGCAAGCTGCGCAAGTGCGCCGTCGTGACCTTCGCCGAGACGCCTACCAGGTGGGCCGTCAACACGATCAACCGGATCTGCATCGAGGCCATGTTCGGCTTGGACGTAGACGACGCCATCGGCCACAAGGTGACGCTGTTCGCCGACGCCTGCGAGGTCAAGGGCCAGTTCTTCGGCCAGCCCAGCGTGCGCGTCAAGGGCAGCCCCGAACTGCACGAGCCCATCAACGTGACCATCAAGCTGCCGCGCCGCAAGCCGTTCACGCGGGTGTTGGTGCCCACGGGGGCGCAAGGATGATCCACTACAAGCCAGCCCCTATCACCCCCGACACGCCGCTCGACGACTGGCCCGACAAGGTGCGCGTCGCCGATGCCGCCGCGTGGCTCGGTGTCGGCGCGTCCACACTCTACGATGCCATCCGCGCCGGCACGTTCCCGGCCTTCCGCGTCGGCCGCAAGCTCTACGTCGCGCGCGAGGCTGTGCGGGCGCACATGCTCACCGGGGCGGCAGCATGAGCCCCGCCGATTTGGCTGTCGCTGTAGCTAATGCCAGCGGAGACTTCACGGTCATGTGCCCGGTCTGCGGTCGGCCGTTCACGCGCAAGGCCAGCGAGCTGCGCGTCCGCCTGCGCCGCCGACCGCACTTCGCGCCGACATGCTCCGACCACTGCGCCAAGAGCCTGCTACGCAAGCCGGGCACGCCGACCATCAAGAGCAAGCCGCGGCCGAAAGCACGGCCGCACACGCGCCAGACCGTGCGCGTGGTGGCCACCGAACCACTGACGCCACAACCGCCGATCCACCTCTGGCGCCACGGGCGACCGATGCGGCCGACCGATGACGCCGAGCGGCTGGTATTCAATCTGTACATCGTCGCCGAGCGCGACTGCCAGGCCAACGCCCCCGACGACGACACGGGTGAGTGGCCCGACGACCGTCGCCATGCGTGGGAGCTGGCGAACGCTCAGAGCAGCGTCCTGCGCGAGGCGTTCATCGGCCTACGTGAGATCAAGGAGCGTGTGTCGTGAAGCGTGTCTACACCTCCGGCATCATCCCCGGCTGCTACTGCCAAGCATGTATCAAGTGGTACGCCAACGAGGAAGGTCTCAAGGCTCGCTGCCACCACGAGGGGCCGACTGAGAACGAGCACACCGAGCCAGACTACGGCTGCGTGCACGGGAGCTTCAGGGTGGTGGCCGCATGACGCGCCCCTGCCCATACGGCGACGAGATGGACTGCGCCGCCTGCCCCCAGCGCGACGGGTGTGACCAGTGTGAGCAGGTTGCATATTCATCCAAACCCCTGCTAAAGGTGTACATCGCACACCCACTGAGCGGCCCGCCGAACGAGTACCTGTACAACTGCGGGCAGATGGACGTGGCATCGGTCGAGGTCGCCGCCATCGGTTTCGCACCGTTCAACCCGGCCGACGACATGCGCCGCGGGGTGGCCGCGTCCATACTGCTCGGGCTGCGGTATAACACCGCCGACTACCAGCGCGTGTCGATGGCGTGGCTTGAGGCTGCGGATGTGGTGCTTGTACTGGCGACGCACCGACTCGACGGCACACCATCGGACGGCGTGGCGGCGGAGGTCGCCCGCGCCGACGAGCTCCACATCCCCGTTGTCTACAGCACCGACGAGCTATGCCGGCTGCGCGGGAGCGAGCCATGAGGACGTGCCCGTACTGCGGCGAAGCGGAGATGACTGAGCGGCAGCGCGCTGTGCTCGATACCGTCACCGACCACGGGCCTATCACAGCGACAGACATCGCTCTGCTGCTGGAGACCACGCGAGCCGACGTGCGAGACGTGTTGCGGCTACTCATGGCAGCCGGCATGGTGGCGAGAACACCCGGTGGCGGTAACCAGCACATGGATATCTGCTACTGGCGCACCGTGGCTAAGGCAACGAGCGGTCGCATGTGTGCCCACCAAGGCTGCACCACGCCGCTCTCACGCTACAACCATGGGCGCTACTGCGGCGCACACGAGCGGGGCGAGTGATATGTCACGCCGCCGCTACATAGGCACCGGCATATCGACCGACGAGCGCGTCGCCGACCTGTCCGACTCCGCCGCGCTGCTCTGGACGTGGATGATCCCGCACGCCGAGGACGACGCGACGATCACCGGCAGCGTGCGCGAGCTGAAGTGGACGGTCGTACCGTCACGCGACTGGACGACGGAGAAGGTCGCCGGCTGCCTGGATGAGATGCTTGCGCTGGGCCTTATCGCCAGCGACGGAAACACGATCTACCTGGACTCGGCCAGCTTCTACGCATACCAGACCTATATCCCCGAGGCGAAGCGCGTCGATAACAGCGCGCACTTCAACCACCAGCGAGAATCAGCGAAGATCAGCGAAGAACAGCGAGAAACGCCGAAGAACGCCGCTTCTCTTTCACCTTCACCTTCTCTTTCACCTTCTATAACCCCCCCTATATCCCCCCCTACCGGGGGGGACGGGACAGGCAGGAAGCTCACAGAGCCGGATCTCTTCGCCCACTTCTGGCAGCCGTGGCCGAAGAAGGACTCTCGGGCCAAAGCGAATGCGAAGTTCCGCAAGCTCAGCCTCGTCGACCAGGTCAAGGCGGTCGCATCGGTCGACCACCTGCTCGCCTGGCAGCGCGCTACCGGCAAGGAGTCCGAGTTCATCCCCGGAGCGTGCGTGTGGCTCAACCAACGACGCTTCGAGCTCTGGTGGCATGGCCCGCCGGATGGCTACCAGCCGCAGAAGGCACGCACCACCGATCCGCACCTGGGATCCGTCACCTACCAGACTTGCAGAACGTGCGGCAAGACCATGGACAAATGCGAGTGCGAGGAGTTCGTACCGTGAGCGAGCAGCTATACAAAGTCCTCGCCCGCGACGGCGACGACTTGGTGTCATGCAACGGCGGCCACGGGAAGTGGACGCTCAACCGCTGGCGCTCCGTGAGCGGCGAGTTAGTCCCTTGTAAGCGCGGCATCCACCTCTGCCGCGAGCAAGACCTTCTCCACTGGCTCGGGGAAGTTATCTGGACCGCCGAGTACAAGGGTGAACGTATCGACTGCGAGGACAAGATAGTCGTCCAGCGCGCCCGCATCACGTCCATCTGCGAGCATTGGAACGAGCGCACGCAACGACTGTTCGCTGTTGACTGTGCGCGCATCGCCGTGAATCGGTACGCACAGGCCGACCAGAAAGAGATGTTGCACGCCTGCCTCGACGTAACTGCGGCCTGCGCCGATGACCACGCCGCATGGGCTGCCGCATGGGATGCCGCACGGGCTGCCGCATGGGCTGCCGCATGGGATGCCGCATGGGCTGCCGCACGGGCTGCCGCACGGGATGCCGCACTGGCTGCCGCACGGGCTGCCGCATGGGATGCCGCATGGGCTGCCGCACGGGCTGCCGCACGGGCTGCCGCAGGGGATGCCGCACGGGCCGAACAGACCGCCCTGCTCATGCGCTACCTGTCCGGCGAAGAGGGTCCGTTCGTGGAGGAAGGCGATGAGTGACCTACCGGAAGTGAAGGCGTACCGCGCCACGAGAAGCACATACACCGTCAACGGCATCACGACCGTGAACGCCAACGTCGATGTGGCCGACGCGGCGATAGAAGCACAGGAGAAGCGCATCGCCGAACTGGAGGCCGATCCCTACAAGGGCCAGTGGAAGCGGAAGTACATGCAGGTGAAGGCCGAGCGCGACGAGTGGGAGAAGACGCAGGCCATGACGCAACAAGTGGCTGAGCGGCTGCAGGCCGAGCGCGACCACGCCCGCGACATCGCAGTGGCGCTGGAGTGTGAGAATGCGCGGCTACAGGTGTGCGGGACGTGCGGGTGGCGCATGTACGCCTGCTGCAAGCCTAATGGAGAGCGCGACGTTTACTTCGGCATAGGTGACCACGACTCGTGCCGTCTCACCCCGTCCCGCTGGCAACCGTATTGGGAGGGTGAGGGATGAGCGCCGTCGATCAGCAGGTGCGCCTGCGCAAGCTCAACCCGTGCGTCCAAGCCTACGGGCCAGGGCCAGAGGGCAAGCGGTGCAAGGAGTGCGCGAAGCTCTACACGAAGCACTGGAACCGGCGGTACTACAAGTGCCCCTACCACGGTGACACGAACGGGCCAGGCACTGACCATCGCGTCAACTGGCCCGCGTGTGCGAAGTTCGAGGAGGCGCAGGCATGAGCGGCGAGTGCGATGACCCGCACTGCGAGATATGCGCGGGGTTGTACGGGGGCGGTGTCACTATTGAACTTTCGGATGATGAGCTGTGGGCGATGATTGAGCGGGCCGTGAAGCACCGCGATGGCATGTTGCTGCTCAGTCTTGCATACATGGTGGCGGACTGATGGAGGGGGCGAACGTGAGCGAATGCGACGACACCATTCAGCGCATTGACTCGATGCTGTTCGCAGACAGCACTACAGACAGTGGTGCGTGCGGCGGGGAGGAGCAAGTGGGTGTGCTGGAGGCGTTGCGAGAGCTAGTGAGGCGTGTCTACTTCAGTGGCTCTCACACGTGGTTGGACTATGAACACGCTCTCGACGCCTTCGCCGCCGAGCATCCCGGCATCGTGGACCTCACCGTCTGCGGGCCACAGTGCCCGGCTATAGCTGGTCCACTGTGTGCGCACATGACGTACAGGCGAAACATGAGCGTGTTCGCCCCCACCGGCCAGCCCTGCCCGGTGTTGGCGGAGCGGTCGAAAGACACAGGTAGTTGTGCATCCGCCGGCCAGGACGACCACCAGTGACGCTCACCTTCACCCTGCCGCTGCCGCCGAGCAAGAACCACAGCCACCGGCAGTGGGTGGATCGCAATACGGGCCGCCTGCGCCGCCTGCAGACACCGGCGACCCAGCAGTGGACCACGGAAGCCAAGGCCATCGCGCACAACGCCGTGCGCACCGCAGGCTGGCCCTGCGCCGAGGATGACGTGTGCGTCGAGCTGGTGGTCTACTTCCCCGACCGCCGCGTGCGCGACGCCCAAAACTATGAGATGGTGACGTTCGACGCGCTCGAAAACGTCGTCTACCGCAACGACAAGCAGATCGTACAACACACCACCACGCGGCGCTACGACAAGGCCGACCCGCGGGTGGAAGTGACGGTGCGCCGCGCCGACCACACGGAGCGGTGACCGGAGCGCCGCTACACCTGGCCGGCGCTCGCCGCTGCCGACTCTGCGCGAGCCGGCTGTCGACCTATCACCCAACCACCAGCGACATCTGCGCGCTCTGCGAGTCGCGGCTATCGCCGCTCCACCACGAGGGCCTGACCGCCGTCGTCACCGGCCTGCTGCTCATCGAGTGGGGGCGGCACGGCAGGGCGGCGCAGCTGCTCGACCTGCGCGACGCCCTGGAACGGCTCGGCATCTCAAGCACCGCACGTGAGCGCAACGAGGCCGTCCGCAAGGCACGCCGGCGCCGCGTGCAGATCGACGCCGCCGGCGAGGACTGGCACCGCGGCCCCGACGGCGCCCTGCTGCGCGGCTACCGGCCGACGGCGATGCGCTCCTATCGCAAGCCGCGCTCGCGCTCGACACGGACGCCGCGGCGCTGCCCGGACCAGCTCGTGCTCTTCGAGGCGGCGTGATGATGCGAGGAAGCCCCGAGGAAGCCCCACCGTGCCGTACAGAGCCGGACGTACTCGCACCAACAGGCTGCAAACGGGCACATCGTCGAGGTAGAAGGGAGGTGCCAGGCACGGCAATCAGCCGCTTACAAGGCGGCTGCTCTGCCAGCTGAGCTACGCCGGCCGGCTACAGGAAACCAGGCGCTGTGCAGGAACTTAGTGCTCCCCGGTCTGCTCGATGGGGAGCACTTCTGCCTCCGAGGAAGCCCCGGGGAAGTCCGGCGCTGTCGCGAAGGCCCGATCGAGGGCGTCCGTGCGCTCGCGGCGCAGGAGCTCGGTGACGTGCATGTACACGTCCTGCGTGGTGCTCGCCTTGCTGTGGCCGAGCGCGTCCTGCACGCTCTTGACCGGCTGGCCCGCCTCCAGCAGCATCGTCGCGTAGCTGTGCCGCAGGTCGTGCAGGCGCACCCCCGCCAGGCCGTGCGCATCGGCGAACGCGCGCCACGCCTTGGTGACGTTGTTCGGGTCGCGCTCGGCTATCACGAACGCATCCGCCGGGCAGACGCGCTCGCGGCGGTACTCGGCCAGCCGATCCAGTGCCAGCGCCGGCAGTGGCACGGTGCGCTCGCGGCCGGTCTTCGTCTGCCGCACCTCGCCGCGATGCGACGGCGCCGTATCGAGCGAGCCGCGCACGTAGACCACGCGCTCGGCCAGGTCGACATCGCGCCAGCGCAGGGCGCATATCTCGCCGCGGCGCATGCCCGTCGTCGCGGCCAGCAGCACCGCCAACTCCAGCGGATCGCCGCGCAGCGCCTCGACCACGCCGCGCAGCGTCGCCGCCGGCAGCGTGCGCATCTCCGGCGAGCGCGCCCGCGGCGGCTTGGCGACATCGGCGACGTTGCGGATGACGAGCTCCATCGACAGCGCCCAGGCGAGCGCCGCGTGGATCGTGCGGTAATGCTGGTGCACGGTCGCATCCGAGAGCCCCGCCTCGCGCTTGGCCGCGTAGTAGGCGGCGAGCGTCGCCGGGCGCAGGTTCTTGGCACGCAGCGCGCCGAACGCCGGTGCGAAGTGCGTCGATACGAGCCGCCGGCAGGTATAGGCGTGCTTCGGTGAGTAGCGCGGCTCCACGTGCTCGGCCAGCCACCGCTCAAGCAGCCGCTCCATCGTGAGGTTGCGCGGCGGCACGAAGCCCGACTCGGCCAGGTGGCGCAGCTCGGCCAGCAGCAAGCGCGCCTCCCTGCGGCTGCGCGCATGGCGCACGATGGTCGGCGCCCCGCGTCCGTAGCCGACCGTGACGACGACGCGCCAGATGGTCCTGCCGTCCTTGGTGGTGCGCGTCTCGATCCGCTCGGCCATAGCGCCCACCATCCTACAGCCTATTTGCCGAATACCCCCCGGCCCGCGCGCTCTACGATCGGCGTACACCGACGAAGGAGCGACATGGCAGGCGAGAAGGTCAAGCTCTGCGGCCTCTGGACGAACGAGACGCAGGACGGCAAGAAGTACCTGAGCGGCGGGCTCACCTACGGCACCAAGCTGCTCATCTTCCCCAACGGCTACAAGGACAAGCCGAGCGACCCGGACCACATCTGCTACATCGCCAAGGCCGAGCCGCGGGAGAAGCGCGACGAGAAGCCTGCGCCGAGCTTCGACGGTGCGCCCGGCGTGGATGACGACGACGTGCCCTTCTGATGAGCATGAACGTCGAGCACTGGCCCACCACCAAGCCCATCCCCTACGCCCGCAACGCTCGCGTGGTGCCCGACGCGGCTATCGGCAAGGTCGCCGCCTCGATCAAGGAGTTCGGCTTCAAGCAGCCCATCGTCGTCGACGCCGAGGGCGTCATCGTCGTCGGCCACACGCGGCTCCTAGCAGCGCAGCGCCTCGGCATGGAGAGCGTGCCGGTCATCGTCGCCGCCGATCTCACTCCGGCGCAGGTCAAGGCGTACCGGCTAGCCGATAACCGCACGGCGCAGGAGACGAGCTGGGACGAGGAGCTGCTGCTTCTGGAGCTTGAGGACCTCGCCGACCTTGAGTTCGACGTGTCGCTGACCGGCTTCGAGGCCGATGAGGTGCGGGCGATGGGCGGCGAGGATGGGGAGCCTGCACCGCCTCGCGCCTCCCTTGCCGACCGCTTCGGCGTACCGCCCTTCAGCGTCCTCGACGCCCGCCAGGGCTACTGGCAGGAGCGCAAGCGCGCCTGGCTCGCGCTGGGTATTCGCAGCGAGCTAGGACGCGGGGGGGGCTTGACGCTGAACAGAGAGCAGGTGACGGAGCCGGGGCTCAACTACTACCGCAAACGGGGGGGCGTGACTATGCCCGCACCTTCGGCCAGGACCTCATGCGGGGTGAGCATCATGTCGGGTAGCGCTCGCGCAGGGCTTCTATCCCGGCGGACACAATGCTGTCGGGGTCGTGGCCCAGCTGCCGGTAGAAGGACGGCCGCGTTAGCGCCGCCCAGCCCTGCTGTATCGGCTGCCGGTGCTCCCCCAGCCGCGGGAAGCGAGACGCGATGCGAAGCGCGCCGTACCAGTCACCGGCGTCCATCGCGGCGCGCAGCATGGCTATCTTCGTCGGCGGCTGGCCCATGTGGCAACAGTACCAAGACCATAGTTGAGGTGCAAGTATGAGCGCGCGCCGCGCGGCGAACGCGATTCCGGGGGGGGCAGCG